TCAGCTAATTGGTCTGTCGTGCTTTGACCTACTATGTTAAATGCAGGAGCTTGTGCAGGTGTAGGTTCATTTCCACCAACACTTGGCTTTGACGCACTACCACCTACTTTAAGTGCTTTTAAGGCTTGACTTGTGGCTAAAACAGATGACGCTACACCAATACCTAAAGATACGTTATTTATTGCCTTTTCTGCTGCTGCTAAAGCTGCTCCTCCCGGCAATAGTGCATATTTAGCTGTTACCTTTGCGTTAGCTGCTCTTGTGTTAATGACTTGTCGTGCTATACCTGCTGCATTTTCTCCAATGATTGCTGCTGCTTGTAAGCCTCTATTTTTACCTGCTAATTTACCAAGCAACTGAAATCCACTTATAGCATTATTCATAGCTGCATCTTGTATTGCTGCTTTTGCATCTGCTACTTCTTGTTCTATCTCAACACTTTCTCTTAATAAAGAATTTATATTTGTTAGTTGTTCTGATCTAAAACCTGTAACTTGTGCTTGTACTGCTGCTAATTCATTTTCTGCCTCTATTAATGCTACCTTAGCCTCTATGTTATCTTGATTTTTATCAAACTCTATTTGTGCTGCTTCTACACGAAGTTTCACATTCTTCATCATTTCTTCCTCTTGCTTGTCAAGTATCTTTCCTAACTTTTCGTTAGCTTTTATTCTTTCTTCAATAGTCTTGCTTTCGTCATCCCTTATTTGTCTTTGTTGTTCTGCTTGTAAGTCGTATTTCTCTACTAAGCCTTGTTGTAACGCATCAGCAATTTGTACTTCTTTATTTAAATCTACTGTTGCTTTTGCTGATTCGTAAGTTGACTTAGTGTATTCTGTAACTGCTTTTGTTACCTTACCGACAGTTTCAACAGATTTCTCAAAAGTACCATCTACTCCTGTAAGCACATCTAAAGATTCTTTACCTGCATTTTTAACATCTTCCATAGCACCTGCAAAGTCGCCACTAAATACTTTCTTGACTGCACTTGCTAAAAAACCTAATGTATCTAAATATGATTCAAACCTTTCTTGTATGTTTCTTTTGAACGCATTAGCAAAATCTATTAAAGATTGTTTAGGATCATCAAATATAGATTTAAAGAAGCCTGTAACTGAGCCAACATTGTTTTGTATAAAGCTAAACAAATCATTAAAGGCAATAGATAAAAACTCTGTTGCTGTAGCAGTAGCATCAATAATTGTTTGATTTTTGCCTAACGTCTCTTGAAATAATCCAAAAGCTTTTTCAAGCAAAAATATAACACCACCTGCTTTACCAATAGCACCTAATGCCTTACCGAAACCTTTAGAGCTTTTAGCAGAATCTTTAGCTGCTTTATCACTCGCTTCAAAAGACTGTTTAACCTCTTGTAGTTCGTTTTTTAATTCCTCTACCTCTTTTATAGCATTGCCGTATTTTAGTTTTAGTTCTGCTTCGATTACTTGTCCCATAATTGCTTTTTAAAATTGTTAAACGCTTCCTTTACTGTTTCAGGAAACTTGTATTTACCCTTTGCTATGTCTATTAGTTCTGATCCTCCCTCTACATAGGGTAGCATCTCTAAAATGTTTTTTATCATAATACGTTTAATAGTTCTATATCTGCTTCGCCTGTTGTTAGGTTTGTTGTTATGCTGTTTATTCTATACTCTGTGCCTGATATTCTAAACTTATCAGCTAATGAATAATTAAGTAATATATTCATAGGTAGTCTTGCTTTTATTTTGCTTAGTCGATTCTTACTATCAAATACTTGACCTATATAAGTAGAATAGAAATTTTGAAACAATGTGCCTGTAAATGTTTCATCGCCTGTGTACTCATTAAACTCCTGAAAAAAGTTTATGTTTGCTGTACTTGTAGCTGATGCAAATGCCACAGAATTGCTTGGCATATTTATAGAGCCTGTAATCTCTACGTCTGTATGAAACGTACCATCCTCATTAATTATAGTAACAAAACTTATAGTTTTACTTCCAACAGAAGTATATACAGGATAAAACAAAACAGGCTTTCCTATATATGAATCTTGATTATCATCTACACTCCAACCCCATTGTGTAGCTGTAGGGCTTGAATCGTGTATATCAACAAGCTTTTCAAACTTCATATGTCCAAATGGTAATTTTAATTTATACAAGCTACCATCTAAGGATTCATTGTTATTGTAGTCAGATGTACCCCATTCTTTGTTGAATAGTTGATTGTGTATTGCTGCAAAAAAACTATCGGTGTCTGCATAACCAAATTGTATTTCTTTAAAAGGTAAAGCTATATTAACTTGACTTGAATCTACATCTACATATTCTGTTATATCGTATGTTGTTCCACCTGAGTAATAACTATCCAAAGTCTTAACTACTATAGTTCCTGAATTGTTTACAAAAGCTGTTAGATTAAACATTTTAAATATTCCTGATAAAAAGTCTATAACTTTCATTTCAGGTATTTGACTTGTTATTACAAATTCAAAAGTTGCCGCTGCTGTGTAACTACCTGTATTGAATTGGTCAATTATTAAAGGACTGTCTGATTCTTCTATATCTATTTCCCATCCTATGTTACTAAATGTAACTGCTGAGGTTACTGTTATAGTTACAGTATAGTCTCCCTCTGAGACTGTTGAGCCTCCTTGTGCATATATATTTATAGTTTTAGAAGCTGATATACCATTTTCAGAATAGAAACTTACACCATCTTTTTCAATTAATAAATCATAAGTTCCTGTTGGACTTAACAGCTGTAATGTAAAGGCTGTTCCGTGTGTTGCAGCATCTTCTGAAATTCTTAAAGTAGAAGTGTTTATCATTGAAGTATATCCTGATGCACCCCCTGCAACACTCCAACCATCTACCAAACTTGGAAAATTTGTAATTTGGTCGCCTGTTTCTACTACACCCTTTTTTCTGTGTAGCCACATAAACAACTTAGAATATTGGTCGTTACTTGTTTCTGTAAAAAAATCACTTGAGAATGTAAGACTGTATTGTGTTTGTATAGCTTCTATGATGTTGTGTACTCTTATAGCGTATTTTAAGTTATCCCATCTCACGCCGTGTTTGTTACTTGATGGGTCTAAGTTACCTGTGTTATGTGCAGTATCTCCACTATCATAATATAGTCTTTGTGTATGTGTTATAAGTGGTACTATAATATCGTTAGATGCAGGATTGCTTTCTAAGTATGTTTTTATGTTGCTTGAATTAAAGTCTTTGTTAAGTGAATTTAAAGATGTTAGTACGTTGAGCTTATCTTCTCCTATTATGTCTTTAATATCTACTGTATTGCCAAAGAATGTAACTCTATATGCTGAGGGTTGATTGTTTTTCATATCTACGCCCTCTAATTTTATTTTACCCTCTTTAAATGGTATGTGGTTTAGTTCAATTCTTGCTATTACTTTTTTACGAGCATCAAATGCACTCTTAGTAAGTGTAGTATCTAAAATGTCAAAGTTGTAGTAATGCTTAAATAGTTTGTTGTTTACAGCGGAAGCAGGTAATGTAAAAGTCTTTGTAAAAGTTGTAAAGATTTTAGCTATATCTTTTACGTTCTGTATAGTATCAGTCAGACTTACTGTTTCGTCTTTGAATAAGTCTACTCTTGTATCTTGTATGTATAATTGTAACTCACGTTTCATTATACTATGTTATTGATGATGTCGTTTGCATCTTCTACCTCTAAGGTATATTGTATTAATCTGTCGTTTACTGATGTCTTTTTAGTGAAAGAGCTTGTTACCACAACAACAGGATGCCAATTAGAATCAAAGTATATCCACACATACTCACTAAGCAGTATATCTTCCATTACTGCATTGTAAGCCTCTATCATATAGTTAGTGTTGAGTGTAAATCGTTTCTTACCTGTTTTATTAAACGTTTGAATTTGATGGTCTTTTGCATCATAATTAGATGAGGAATAAGTAAATATATTTCTTTTAAATGTTTCGCTTTTAGTATTTATGTTCTCTACATTTTTTAAAAAGAAATAATGGTCTTGAGGTGCGCCATTTTTATTTATAAACCTCATTTGTATAGGACTATATTTAGAACTACATATCCTATTAATAAACCAACGATAATTACCACTTGCAGATTGTTTAGCAATATCTGAAGCACCTATGGTAGATTTGTCTTTAGTACCTGAGTTCATATCCCAAGCAAACCCTGCTGTGTTGTCAGGTAAATATAATTGTATGCTACCACCTGTATTTGTTAATTCAAAATCATCAGGATCAATATCTTGGTTTACACCACCCCAAAACTGTGAATATCCATAAAAGCCTGTATGTGTTACTGCACTTTGAGCTGTGCCTGTACCCCCACCATCTACTGCTGTAAAGGTTGTTATTACATAAGATATAGCTACTGTATCAAAATTAGAGCCTGTAGCTCCACCATAATCTGCCTCGTAGTAATCTTTAGCTAAGGTTGCTATTTCAAAAACTGTCCTGTTTGATGTAGCGTTTTTAAGTATGGTATAACGTAATGTGCCATCTATTGTCAAAGCTAATTGTGCAGACAAATGACTTGTTGTGGTTACTGTAACAAAAAACGGACTTCTTAAAAATATATTTGCCATTATATCGAGTTTTCTATATCTATTCCAAATTTTCTTTGTAGTTCCTTAGGTAGTCTTTCAAAACCTACGTTAAAAGGTTTCGTAAAAAACATACTTGGTTTTATACCTTTTGTAAATACGCTTCTTGCTATAAGATACTGTAAACTCTTTCTTGGTATGAATCTTCCTTGTTTGTCTCTTACACCTTTGAACCCTTTACGAATAACCCATTGGCTAAAAGACTTAGCAGGTGGCATCTTAGACTTATAGCTAAAAGGTGTGTTGTATTTTGTTTTTTTACCACTAACACCCTGATCTTGAAACTGACCATAGTCTTCCATTTCAAAGATTACACTTATAGAATCTTTACTTACATTTATATTATAGTCTAAACTATCGTATAGTTTTTTAGAACTATTTTTTTTGCTTTTAGTAAGATTAGTTCTTGCTTGTTTAATAACATACTTAGCAAACTTATTTAATTCTTTTTGTACTTCTTTTAGCTGCATACGTTTATATCATTAGCAATTAATACATTAAACGTACAAGCTATACCTGCCATTTGATTCTCAAACCTTTCATAAAAAAACTCACAAGAAGCTGTGCCCTCTAACTGATATTTATCTTGATATAGTGTGCCTTTACTAAGTAGACCTACTAATTTGTTTACTACAGCTAACTGTGTGTTTATAATATCTTGCTCGTTGTTGTTGCCTCTAAATACGTCTGTTGTTTCATCCTTAGACTGATCTACAACATCCATAGCCATTACAGTTATGTTGAAGTTGAGGACTTGTTCTTGTATCTCTACAGAGTTTATTACTATATGACTTAAAGGAAAGATTGTTTGCTTAGATAGGTCGATATCAAATATATCGCCTGTTGTTACAGTATTGACATTCTCATCTAATAAAAGATTTGTCTTGATAGTATCTGTGATTTGGTAATAGCCTCTTACTCCTTGATTCATCGATTAAATTTACTTTTTATATTCTTTGATTCTACCTCTGCTTTTTCTTTCATAAATGTCAAAGCATAAAGACAGGTGTGTATGTTTAATTTAGTGATATCTTCAAATCTTCTAATATCTCCTTGAGAGAGTCCGAAAAGCGATTGATACCATCCCCACTTTCTTCCAAAATTTGCTGTTGCACTAAGTCCATCTCCTCCTCCTCCAAAAAGTTCAGCATAGCTTTCGACAAGTCCATCCCTAAATTGTAAAAAAAAATCATAGAACTTAATACAGCATCCATCGGCATATCTTTCATTTTGTCAGATTCTTCTCCTTTGTAATCTTCTATGAGATATTTTTGTTTATCTTTTAGTTTTATTGGTCTGTACAAAACAGCCATAGCTCTATGTAAGTTTGGAATATCTCCTATGTAGGTATCAAGATCAACATACTCTCCAAAAGTCATATCTTCTAACTTAGGAATAAAACCATAAGTCTTTTTACCCATTTTAAACTCTTTAACAAGTTGAGGCTTCTCGTTAAACATATTACTTAAAATAGTTGTTATGTCTCTTATGCTTTTAGCTTTCATCGATAATATCGTATCGCCTCTTAGTCCACAAAATATTTCTATCATTTTTATAGCTAAGAAGTTCTCATCTTCATTCTCAGATTGTATCTTTAGATACTTTTGATATTGACCTAAAGTTATTTCACTCAAAGTGTCAGGAATATAAACCTCTACTTTCATATATATATAACGTAATAAAAAAAAGTTTTAGAAACTATCTAATTGCATACTGACCCCTATTAGGATTCTTTAGTTGCATCATTAGTGCGTATCGTGCTGCATCAATACAATCAGGATGTGTACCTGTAGGTTTTTGTAGATTGTTTCCCTCTTTGTCTTTATCCCATACATAACCCTGTAACTCTCTGATTAGATTCTTAGAATGGCTTGTAATGTAGATTTCGTTTTGGTTGATTAGGTTGATACCATAGACTATAGAGTCTCTACCCTTTGTTACAGGAAATACTTTGTGTCCGTAGTTTCTCAACTCTTGTATTGATTTAGGCTCTGCACTATCTGCGTATATGTTTTCTCGTATCTCGTTTTGTTTAATGAAGTAGCTGAGGTCTCTATTTAACATTCCTTTACGATACAACACCTCATCAAAGATATAAGCATCATTCCATTTATAAAGCCTGATAATTGTTGAGGGATCAACCGAATAGCCAAAGTCTAACCCTGAACACAATAATCGTGCCTCAACAGGTATTCTATCAATAGGTTTCCAATCAGGAATACATACACCCTCTAAACTTCCTATCTGTCCCAAGTCCGTACACCTTCCACCAATTTGCCCAATAGGTTGAGGTCTTGCCTTTCTCTTTAGCTTTCTCTATTTCTTTTACTATTGTTTCAGGTAGGCTGTTGTTGTCTTTATAAGTAAGTGTTATGAAGTTCGCATCTTGCTGTCCTATTAGTTCTTTGTCTACCCAAAACAAATTAGCAGGATTGTAGTCTAAGCCAAATGTTACCTGATGTTCTAACTGCTAATTGTTGGTAGGAATCAAAGCTAACATTGTTACACTCGTTTATAAATAAGTCTGTTCTTCTTGCTCCTCTTAGTTTGTCAGGCTGATCTGTGCTAAAGAACTCTATATAGCTACCACTACTAAATTCGTATTTTAAGGTACTCTTGTTAAACTTTCTGTCATCATACCTATTCAATGCCTTTAAGATGTTTAGAAAGTCTTTTAAAGCGCCTCTACGTAAGTGTGGTACAGATTCAGCTACTATGCTTATTTCTTTTCCCTTTTCTCTAATTGCATAATCAATAAGAATTGCTATAATAGCTATTGTTTTACCTGCTGATGATCCCCCTCTTATGATACGAACTCTTTTGTTAAGTTCTCTGAGTTTAAGTAGTGCTTCAGTTTTTGTTACTTGCATTAATCAATAAATAAAGGAACATCTTCGTTTATGTGTATATCCTTTGTTTCTTTTGGTTTACCATATCTATAACCCATATATAAACCCATAGCTCTCATATCTCCACTAAGAGCTTTTTCTCCTAACTTTTTAATTACTTCTTCTTTGTTTATAATAGTATCGAGCTTGTCTATTAGGTCTTGTTCTTGTTGTTTAGGCTTTCTACCTGCGCCCTCTCTTTTACCTCCGTGTTTACTCATCTTGAAAAAAACTTGATTATTCAAGTATATAACGTTACTTTTCTTCTTTTTTGTCAAGCTGCTTTTTAATTACCTCAACACTCAAGTAGATTTGGCTTACTATATTCTCTAATCTTTTTATTCTTTGTATTGTGGTGTATTTTTTGTTTACCATAGTCTGCCTTGTTGTTTATGTTGTTCTATTCGTTTCTTTGCTGCTTCAAAGTATTCTTTGTCTATTTCGTATCCTGTTAGCTCAAACCCTAAGTTATGACAAGCTATAGCTATTGAGCCACTACCTAAATGTGTATCAAGTATTGTATCTCCCTCTTTTGCATATTTAATTAACAACCACTCATAAAGTTTTACAGGTTTTTGTGTAGGATGTATTCTTATTTCTTTATTTTTCATATCTCCTTGTAACATACCTGCCCATCTAAAGTTATATTTTCTTACCGATGTTTTAAAGCTCGTATAAGCTAATTCACAATCAGCAAAGTCATTGTTGCCATTTAATTTATCCCATACTATCCAACAAGAACTGTTTGGATAAGGTATGTTTTCTACAAAATGATTTGCACCAAATATTATTTGATTTTTACTTACTCTTTTAACTTGTATAAAAAAGTCTTTGTCAGGCGATTTACTATCCCAATTTTTTGGCGTATATAATGTAGGTTTTGCTTTACCACCCCTACTATGATTTTTTTTACCATCCTCGCCAATACCATAGGGAGGATCAACAATAGCTAAGTCAAACTGATTGTCTGACATCTCTTTCATTGCTTCCATACAATCTTGGTTGTAAATCATTCTGTACCTGCTATGATGTGGTCTGATGGATGTCTATTGCGATTGTATTGGTCTATGTGCCATTGCTCGTCTCTTACATTGTCCTCCTCTATTTCTTTTTGTAAGTGTGCTAATGCTCTCCAAGCTATTTTTGCTGTGTGTCTTACTCCATCAATATCATACATACCATTCTCCATTAGGTGTCGCATAAGTGCATCTAAGTCATCACTACTCTTTTCTCTATCCCAATGTATCTCTTTGTCAGGGTGGTGTTGTTTACTTCCTATGTAGCTAACTCTTGCTACCTCGCATAGTGCATCAGGAAAGTATTTTACTAAGCCACTATAAAGTGGTATCTGTTTTCTCTTTTGTTTGTTCTTTTCCATCTATTTTTTTTAATTTCATATCGTTTGTTATTCTAAGAAGTTTGTCTACGTCATATGAATACAAATATTCTATTCTATGTTTTAACAAAGCCTTTTTAATATCTTGTTTGTTTACTAATAAACGTTGTATCTGTACTAACCATTTATCTAAAAACTTTGAGTATCTTCTATGCACCTCAAAAGACCTTAAACTATGTAATGCTGTTGCGTGATCATAATTTTTACCATTGGCTTGATAAAACTCTTTTATTTGATGAAAAGTCATATCAAAATGGTTTCTTAATACAAAAGTTAATAATGATCTTGCTTCTATAGTATATCTTCTTCTGTTGTTTTCAAACACATCTACTCCTGATATGTCATATAAATAACTTGCTACCCTCTTTGCTTCTCTATTCATAATGTTCCTTTTATACAATAACTATCTATATCAGCACCATCTATAAAGAAAGCCTGATATGTCTCTAATGCTTTGGTTACTTTAGCCTTTCCTGATTCGTAGAACTCTTTACTTACATCATAGATACCTATATCTAATGATCCTTTGTCAATAGCTACAAATTTAAACTCCTCGTAAGGTTTATTGAATAGCTCTGAATAGATATACACTTGTACATCATATCCGTATTTTCTTGCTGCGTAGGGGAATGCTTTTAAGTCGCTTGTTGTTTTAAGATCAACCACTCTATAAGAATCAAGGACATCTGCTTTACCCCTAAAAGGATAACCTTGCACCATACCTATTGCAGGTACTTCGAACTCACATTTAGTTATTAGTTTGAGAGCGTGTTCATTTCTAAAGAAAGCATCAGCTAATCTTTCTGCATCGTTTTTTTGTTTTCTTGTAAACACCCTGCCGTGTTCTTCTTTAGCTAACTTATATGCCTTTGTGTTTTTAGATTGTACGTCTACAAAGATTTGTTTCTCAAATACATCAGGCTCTAAGATACAGGTATGAAATAACCATCCTGCATCTAAAGCATTTGATTCTTGTGATCCATACTCGGTAACGTATTTGTATTTCTTTGGACTATCAAGTAGTAGTTTGATTGATGAGGAACTTAAAGCTGCCTTTCCTAAGTAACCATAGTAAAACTCATCATCTTTCATAAGTTCTAATATCTCCTCCTTTTTAAATCGTTCTTCGTCTAAGAGCTGAATATAATCCATAGTAAAGTAAGTATAATTCCTAAGTAGCTAAATGCTACGGCTTTTATTTTGTTTTCGTATTTTTTCATTTAAATTTTTCAATTTGTTTAGGTGTCATATTAAAACACTTATCATCTATTTTTTTGGCATACCTTAAAAATTTTAATAAGAACAATATGTGATTTTCATCTAAATCTATATGTACAAAACTTTTAGTGTTTATTCTAATACCCCCCTCTACATAATCTATATTAATGGGATCACAAGCATCATCTACAAATACGCTTGAGATACTTTCCATTATTTTATATTCATCATCAAAATATTTTAGATATTTGGTCTTTATAAGCATACAGTCTTTATCTATCCATTTATCTAAATCGGTACATAGATTAATTTGTTTGTATGTCGTTTTAACTAATTCGTGTTCCATAATTTTTTATTAGTTTTTCATTTTCTTGTTCTGATCTTCTTGCTCTTTCAATGGCTCGGTTTTTAGTTTGTTTATATTCTGATAATGCTTTTTTATATAATCGTATGTTGTTGGAATATTCTTGAAAGTAAAAGACAATCCTTATTAAAGATTCTGACATCTTCTCTAAGTTCTCTGACTTTTTCTTGTTTAGTTGTTTCTGAACAATAGAAGTCAAAAAGTTTAGGTCTGACCAAATTTCTAAGTCTTTAAGATTGTCTATCTTTTTATCCACAGTAGTTCTTTGTCCAACATTCAAAAGTCTCGTTCCATACCATCGGCTTCCAATTAGGATCAATGTCTGATCTCCAAGCAAATGTGCCTGTTACTGCATAATCTTCTAATATTACTAATTCGTCTATAAGTGTTTTCATAATTATTAATTTACTGCAATATACAAAAAAATATTATATAAACAAATGTTAATATGTATTTAAGTGAAAAATAGTATTTATTTGGTTTACTATATCTGATTTTTTATAAATCTTATGATTCTTATGATACACATAAATATAGGGTGCATACTTAGATTTATACTTTTCGTTCTTCGCTTTGTGGTTTTCTTTTGCCTTAAGTTGATAAGGACTATTCATTAATTTGTAGCTGATAGGTTTTATTTGTATGCCAAGTAATAAAATGTTGTTGTTGTACATTTCAGCATCTATACAATATTCGTGATCCTTTTCAAATGATGTTTTATATATCTTAACGTTTTTAAACTCTGCTTGTAGTTCTTCTATTATTCTTATCTCGTTTCTAAATCCATTCCAAGTTTGACCTATTACTCTGTGCCAAACATATCTTTTAAGATAACTTTCTTTTTGGTCAGATAGTTCTTTAATCTTTTCGTAAACAAGCTCTAATTGTGTAAAGCCTACTATCTCTTTGTAATAATCTTCCCAAGATTTGTGTGTATAGTCGGATGTTGTTTTGTAGAAGTCTGTGATCAATTCCATACAGTTACCTACATAATCTGTTTTGAAATACTTATTTATCGATTGTTTCTTGTTTAACTTTCTATAAACAGCAGTAGGTATAGATAATGTATAATAGTAATCTTCCATTATAAAAGTCTGTTAAGGTCTTGAATCCATCTTCGATATATAGAGCCATTACAGGAACACGGCTCGTAATACTTTTTTGGATGATAATATTTAGAATGAAGTTCACATACTAATTTTATTTCCTCTCGATTCAGTTCGTTTTGTTTTGGTCTGCTAATAAACTTTAACCACCTATCTAAGTCTTTTTCTACCATAGCTTTACTTTGTTTGCTTTATCTTTTCGCTTGTCGCAACCACAATCATCTCCCCATATCTTTTTTACTAACCACTTGATACCTGTGTATGTTGTAATCTTTTCTATTAAATCTCCTAATCCCATTGTATGTTATTTTTAATTAATGATTTTACGTTTTTGTATGTGTTGTATAAAGAGTAATAACTTATACCTGACCTCTTTGATAATTCTGCTATACTCATTCCCTCGCTGATAAGATCAAATACTTTTCTGTCATACCAATACACCTTATCTAACAAGCTGTCTAATTGTTTCATTTTACCCTCTATATCTTTGTATTCTTGTACTTCTTCTTCCTGTATAAATCTCTCTAAGTGTTCTAAGTTTACTTTTGTTACTTTCGCTTCTTTGCGACATAAATCAATAAACAAACTACGTAAGATTCTATAAATATAAAAGTGGTTTATATCATCTCCGTAACTTATATCTGTGCCATTACTTATAAGAGTGTGTGCTTTTATATACATAGTCTGAACAATATCTTCGCAATATTCATTTTTGCATCCAAAGCTCTTTACTATGCGTAACCAATCGCTATGCTTCTCTGCTATTTTTTGTAGTGTTGTTTTCAATGGTTAGTTGTTTTTTTGTTGGATATGGTACAGGATTCTGACCTGCTATTTCAAATCCTACATTATTAATAATACTTTTCCACATTATGGGGTCGTTCATCGAATTTGGACGATAACCGAGTTCTTGATTTTTGACCTTACTAACAAACATCCTTGTGTACATCCAATCTCTTTTGTCGTATATATAACGGTGAAGTGTTACAAAATCACAAGATCTCGAGGCGTTCATCTGTCCATTCTCTGCTGAGGCATAATTTGGAACAGCAGGTTGTCCCTCAAAGTCGTGTCCTTTAGGATGCACCTTTCTTAGAGCCTCTGTGTTTGTATGTAGACAGACCCACGTTGCTACGTTATACTTCTTAGAGAATATCCTTAGCTCTGTAAGCTGCTCATAGCCATACTCAAACGAATTGCTACCTACTTTTATTTCTTTCTTTAAAGAGTTTATAGGATCAACCATTAAACAATCGTAATCCCAAGCATTCTTAATATTTGTTGCTAAGGATAACAAACTCATATAAGTATATTGTTTAGAGCAATCTACATATTTAAAATGTTTATCTACAAACTCGACACCCTTTTTATAATCAGCTTCTTCTATTTTATTTATTGGCAATCCATAATAGAACTCTATTTTTTTACGGATTAAACTGACAGGGTCATTTTCGCTCGAAAAAATTAAAAACCTTAAGTTATGCTTAATGGCATACAACATCATTATATATATAACAAAATGTGTCTTACCTATATTTGGAAATCCTAACCACATTACCAAATTGCTATGCACAAACCTAAAGTGTGAGTCTATTTCTTTGATACCTAATGTAAGGGATTCTTTTACTTTGCCTTTACGAAAGTCGTTTAGTCGGTTTATATGTTCTGAATAGTTTATAAGCATAAAAAAAGGGGGTCGCTAAACCCCCTCAATATTAAAATGGTAAGTCATCTTCTCTGTCAGGAGCTTGATCTTTAGTAGTTACTTCTTCTTTATACTCTCTAACTCTCCAACCTTGCAGGGATGTGAAGTATAAAGTCTTACCCTCTCTGTTTTCCCAAGCTCTACCTCTTACGTTGTAAAATACTTCTACATTGTTTCCTACTTTACAAATAGGATCATCCAAAAGTCCGACATTATTTTGTGTAAAATCAAGTGCTACAACTTGAGGATATTTCTCGTTTGTTTCTACGATTAACTTTCTTACTCTAAAGTTTCCTTTTTCTTCTGTTTCTAAAATTGTTTTTATTTTTCCTGTTATTGACATTTTATTCATTATTAATTGTTGTTTAAATATATTTCTTGCTTTTTCTCTAATTCTATAAGTTTCAAATATTTCGTTGCTTATTACCATAACTTAACTTATTATCCAACTATAGAAGTGTTTAGCATCTTCTACGACACTTACTCTGTCTGACTGAGGTCTACCTGCATTAAACTCAGCAGCAGCCTTTAAACACGCTAACTTAGATATTGTTACATCTTTATTAGGTGCAGCTTGAGGAGGTGTGTAAATTAACTTAGCAGTTCCGTATTGTTTGTTTGTGATTTCATACTCACACTCATCTCCAACATTTCGTTTAAAATCTCCTTTAGCTAAAAACTGATAGCTTTGACCATCGTCAAAGTGGACTTGATACTTATTGAATGTGCCTGAACTATTTGACCATTCTCCTTTTTCTTGTATAAACTTAATTTTTCCTTTCATAATTTAATTGTTTTTCTAATTGTTCTATTTTAAAAGTCATAGCTTGTATCCTTCTATAATACAATTCTATTAACTGATCTTTTGGACTTTCCATAATTTATTTTTTCTTAAAGTTATAAAAAATATTTCAAATACCAACTATTGTTAATAAAAAAAAGAGCCTTACCGAAGTAAAGCTCCCTAAATAAAAAACAAATTAAATGAAAAACTATGTCTCTTTTATTTTATCTTCATACAATTTAATCAAATTTTTTAAATCCTCATCGCTTTGTTTTATAATTTTTTTACTTTCTATCAAAAGTTCGTCAGCTATGTTGTAACCATACTCTTGATTAAGCTTAACCCCAAAGATATAGGATTCTCCATATCGCATCACATTACAGCTGTAACATTGAACTTTACAATTTCTTTCATCCCATCTAAGTATTCTTGATCTTCGAGATATAAAGTGTCCGTTCTGCATACCCTCTCCTTTCCAATATGCTTTCTTACCACAAGTATAACAAGATACTATGCCGTTCTTGTCTGCATATTTACGTCTTATGTATTCGCTGAAAACCTTATCAAGTTTTTTTATAAGGGTTTTACGTTTTGGTTTTCTCAAACTATTGCATTGTCTATTTTCTCGATGAGGTATCGTAAATCTTCTTTGTTAAAAGTGCCTGTAATGCTATCTTTGTAGGTTTTAAGAGATAGATCGTATCTCTCATTTTTCTCACCTAAGTTTTTTATTTTGACAGAAATATTCATTTTTATTTTAAAGTTACAAAAAAAAAGTATAACTTGCCTATTATATATATAATATATATTGATCCCTTAAACAACCTACTCTGTAAATACTATATATTAATACTATATTAGGGGTTTTTAATTTTCTGAAATTTCTCAACTGATCTTCCGCCAAAGTAAGCCAAGAAAACAATCGTAAGTAATTCTTTTACAACTTCAAGTTCTTCTATTTGTAAGAACCAACCAATCACAAAAGCAACAGTCAAAAAAATTAAAGTTAGAGGTCTTACGTTTTGTGTAAGCCTTGAGCCTTGAGAATCTGCTACCCACCTTTTAGTAACCTCTTGCATTTCTATTAAATCAAATTCTAAGCGTTTTAATGCTTCCTCTTTGTCTTGTGGTGGTAAAGCCTCATCTTTACTAATAACGTTCTTTACAATGCCTAATAATCCCTCTGAGGGTAAAGCATCGCCAACAAAGTCTGCTATGTTACTGCCTTTAGACAATAGAAATTGTCCTACCTTTGTGTCTTTAAATTTTTTCTTACTCATAATAAAATCTCCATTTAAGTTGTACAACTAATAAGTATATATTCATTTCCTCGTATTCATAAGTATCATCAGAGGGGTAATAGTTAAACCCAAGATTTAAACCATTAGGAAGTAAAAGTATTACAGAAAAATCCATTAGCACATATCACTTATATAACTAAACTCCATTTTTGCATCAAAATTTGGACAGCTTTTTGTTGAGAAGTCTGAATGACCATATATCTTTGCTTTTGGGTATTGCTCTTTTAGTTCGTGTAGTAGGTCTACTAAAGTTTCTCTTTGTGCTTGTGTACGTGTATCTTTAGGCTCTTTCATATCTTTAGTCATACCACCTGCATAACTTATTCCTATACTACAATAGTTTTGTCCTGAACAATGTGCGCCTGTCCTTTCTATTGGTCTACCCTCTTGTAGTTCTCCGTCTAACTTAATATGAAAATGATAACCTATGTCTGACCAATTACGTGGAGGATCAGTATGCCACTTTCTTATTTCATCAACGTTAACTTCTCTACCCTCAGGTGTAGCTGTACAATGTACTATGATTTTTGTTATTTGTCTCATAATCTAAAATTTAAACCTATGCTTGAATTATATATCTTGGAATCCCAAAACTTAGTGTATTCTCCCTCTACGAAAACCCCAATTTTTTTTGATATTATCCATCCAAAAGAAGTTCCAAATTGGTAATCCTCCCATTGCTCTCCCTCTGCACCGTGTCTTAGTCCACCTAATCCCCAATTATTTCTGTTGAGGTAACTAAAGTCAATATCTCCTTGTACGTATTTGTGATACGGAAGCAGGTATGATCCGTGTGCGTGTAGCCAAAAGTTTTTCTTATAATGATAAAAGTCAAAACCTACTACAGGACTTAATACACCAAAGTAATCTAATTGATCCCACACCTCATTATTAAATCGGTTAATTAGGGACTCAAATATCGTATCTCGAAATTGCAAGTCTGTGTATGCAACAACGTTTCCTTGTGGATCATACCAATAGTAATCATACACTTGTTCTCCGTCAATATCTATTGTAACCCATTGGTCAGTAAAGCCATAATTATAACCAAGCTGAAACCAATAATTTACAGGAAAACCATCTTCGTTTGTTTCGTTTAGCCATATCTCTATTGGGTTGTAGCCATAAGGTCTTTCGTGTGTTCTATAAATTAATCCTGCATTTAAACTAAACTTCTTTCCAATAGGTAGTTTAGCTCTTGCTTCTGCTGATTGATAGTTAAAATCTACTCTACCTTGCTTTCTACTTTCTACTTTTACCATATGGTATTTGCCACTATGCTTTATGAAGTATCTGTGGTTTTTATATATTTCGTCTCTTGATCTTTCTTTCTCAAAGTGAAAGGTGTATTCTAAACCGCTTACAGGAGAGCTACTTGCTGATAGTCCAATATTGTTTTCTGTGCCATCGTAGTAATGTTTTCCTTTTATTTCGTAATCAAATCTTGCTATCTTACGAATACCAAAACCATACCTGTAGTCAAAGTCATAGTAATCTGTACCATCAACAACAACAGGAGGTGCGTATATGTTACCATCAGGATTTGTTCTTACAAAATAATCTTTGGGTTGTTCTTTAGGATTGTCAATGTTACCTGCTACATAAACAGTACTGTACTTAAATAAGTCTTTGTATATTTTCTCAAACAGGTTTTGTGATGTAGTTTGTGTAACTACAAAAAACATAATAAATGTAATAAGTGTTCTCATAATTAAAATTTACTGTCTATTATTTCTTCAATTTCTTCTTCGATTCTTTGTATCGCATTATCAGGAAGTTTAAGAGATATACCTGATTCTACTCGCATTACTTCCTCATCGTTATAAAACAATATAATTGTAGGAATATATTTTATATTGTGTTTTTTAAAGGCACTACTCTCCTTTGACATATACAATGTTTTAGCATCATACGCCTTAAAAGGTTTTAAAGAAACCTCATTGTCTTTTACAAACTCAGCACTATACTGAATTACTTCAACCTGTGCAGATATCGCACATACCCACAAAAAAGCAATCGTTACACATAATCTAATTTTGTTTACTAATTTGATATAATCTTTCATCTATCTTATTAAGCTGTTCTTTAATTTCACCTACAGACTTTTCTAATCCCTCTACTTTTTCATTAGTGTTGCTAATTTCTGATCTTACTAATTCATCTTTATAAGACCACTCAATCTTAGAAACCTCAGGCTCAGGCAATTCTTTTGCAATAGCTATGTCAGATTTCAGAGCAAAATACATACTTGCTAAACTAATAGCACCACCCACTATAATACCTATTGTTTTAAGGTCTAACGTTACATTAGTATCTTCGCTTATCTTTGCCATTACATCTTGTTTTCTACGTAAGACACTCCCATAAATCCGTGCATACCCTCGTCTATCTAAATCTATAGCGTAAGACTTCCATCCGTAAGGGTGGTCTATAGTTACGTTTCCCGTCTTCATCAGTTTCTTCAATGTCTTTCCAAAGAACGTCAACGTGATACTTTGTCGGAAAGTACAGGTGCTTTTGTTTCATCTCCATCTATCATCGTACTCGCCTTGCTCAATTACAATGTTACCTAAGCTTTACGATAGTATGCTTATGAGAAGGTACATCTTTACCATCTTCATCCTTTACACTTGGTAAAGCGTTTATTTTGCCTAACGCTTGTTCCTCTGAATCGAACTCGTATTTACTTACTTTTATCATTTTTCTTTTTTTTATTTGTCCATAATTGTTCACCTTTCCATTCTACCTCTACAATGTATTTATCATCCTCAGCATAGTGTTTGATCGTATGTGAGTGAGGTGTAGGTAAGGCATCTACTTTTTGTAGAGCTTCTTTTCTGTTATTAAATTTATATTTCATCTTAACTTGTTATTTTAGTTAATAATATATCTACTTCTGAATCTGTCATCTCTTTAGTGTTATATACTCTTATATCTCGTATCTTGCCATAAAAGTCTGCTGCTCCTGCACCATTATCAAATGCTAATGTGTTTATACCACTTAAAGTAAATGATGATGAACTTGTATAAACCTCAGTTCCGTTTACATACATAGAAAAATCACCACTTTTAAACCTTACTGCAACTTTGTTGTATTGTTTAATGTCTGATACAGAAACAGCAGATGATGAATTAATAACACTTTGCACAAACGTATAAATAACATTTGAGTTATTTCTATATCCGATTCCTACATTGTTTGATGTTGAGCCATCATTAATTGATAAAACTCTAAAAGACAAATCATTAGCTAATGCTGCTATTTCAGCATATAATATTCCCTCTGAACTTTCAAAGATAGAAGATGTACCTGCACCATTACAGGTTTCTGCTGCTCTTGTTTGTGAGCTTCCGTTTGTTGGTATTAGGCTTGTACTGTAGCTTTGTTGCTCTAATTGACCTCCATATATTAATATATCAACTTCTTGTTGTATTGAGCCTCTTGCTACAAGTCCAAAACCTCGAGCATTAGTTGTGTTTGATGTTAAAGTAGTTTCTACCCTTTGCCATTCTGAAGTTGCAGTAATAGAAGCGCCAAAAGAACTTTGTGTAAAAAACAACAAACTTTGATTTTCAGAACTATTGCTTTTTATATAAAAACTTAAAGCGTAAGTGCTACTTCCATCTAATGATATGTTTTGATTTATCATTACATAATCTGAAGAACTTGTGCTACCACAGTCAAATTGTATTCTACTTGCATTAGTAGTGCCATCAGGGGAAATAGCATAATTATCTGTTACAATAGGTATAGAAGAATTTGAGCCACTTTTACTTTTTACCCAATCACTTTGACTATAATCTTCACTATATGTTATAAGGTTTGTGCTTTGTGGCTCTAATAAAAGTGATGGCTTTGTGTTTACTAAACCTCCCTCTATTTCATAATTTAATCTTGCTCTGTCGCCTATCAGTTCTTTAACAGATACGTTGTCTACTTTTAAAACTGCATCTCCTAAACCTCTAATGCTTAATTGTGTGTGATTTTGTGCAGCAACTTGGTATAATGTATATGTTCCATTACCTGAATAATTTGCTGATACTGTATTACCTCCACCTTGTCTAAACTCTATTCTTATACTACCTTGTTCGTAATCAGATATAGTAAATACAACTTTATATGTTTTATTTTGTACAAAAGAAATACCTGTTTGTGATAATCTACCTGTTGCACCACCACTAAAATTAGCTATTGCTTTTCCATTGTTTATACTCCAACCTGTAGGTACTACCCAATCACTATTAGTAGCAAAACCACCATTAGTAATTAACTCACTACCATAATAACCTACTCTTTCTATTAAACCCTCACTATTCACACGAGTAGCATCTGAATCTCTATTAAAGTCAAAATCAGCATCCGTTGAGTTAGGAAATACAGAATGTACTTTGCCTGAACTAACTGCTGAGGGAATCATAAATAAACTTGGTATATCCATATCTTATAAATTATCTATTACTTTTTTAACTTCGTTTAATGCTTCTACTGTAAAGGATGCTGTTCTTGTTACAAAGTTGTTATATATTGATGATGCTGTTACGCCTGTTAGTTGCATAAGTTGTGATTCGCTTAATGCTTCGTTATATACTGCTAAAGCTTTTACTTTTCCGTAGAACTCTTGTGCTGTGCCTGAAAAACCTGCAAACTTCACAACATTTAAAGTTCCTGCTGAAAAAGTGCTGCCACTTGTATCTGATGCAATTACACTACCATTCATATATAATTCAAAATCGTTAGCTTTAAATTTAAATGCTATTTTATTAAACTGTGTTATATCACTAACACTTACATCTTCATTTACTTGTATACTGTTTGATGATAATAAAACATATTTAATTTTATTAGATGCGTCATCAAAACCAATTAACATTCTATTATTAGTTGTTCCATCAGATATAGTAATTCTTCTATCTGTGCTATCATTTGCAAGTGCAGCTATCTCTGCATATAAAACACCCTCTGTACTATTTACACTTGGTTTAGAATTGTTACAAGTTTCAGCAGCTCTTGTGATAGTTGTTCCTGCTGTGGGTATAAAACTTGTAGCAAATGATTGTTGTTCGTTTTGTGCGCCATATACAAAAACTTTAAGGTCGCTTACACCAAAACCATTTACTGTTCTATTATCTAATAAAAATCTTCCGCTATTAGCAACTGTTGCTGTTGATGTAGATGTAAACCTTTGCCAAGAAGTAGTTAAATTTATATTAGTATATTCAACAGCACTACCTGCTCCACCCTTCCTCAACCCTATCGTTCCGTTTTTGTTTGCTTTTATATACACAGAGCTTGTATAAGAAGCACCATTTACCATAGTAGCCAAATCCATAAAAAGATAACCATCTCCAAAATTGTAACCATTAATTGTTGTACCATCAGGAGCTAAACTTGTTTCTGAATTAGCTGTAAAATTTAATTTACTCCAAGTGCTTTGTGTGTAATCATTACTAAACGTAACAAGATTCGTAGAACTCGGCTCTAAAAGTAAATGTGGTTTATCTTCTACTACTCCATTTGTTATATCGTAACTTAATCTTGGTCTATCGCCTTGTACTTCTACTACGCTTATGTTTGATATTGAACCAATAAAAAGATTTGTTGCATAAAAATATATATTATTTGCTCCTGATGTTGTGTCTACATTAATTTCATAACTACCAATTTCGCTTACGTTAAGTAATTCCGTAAAAGCAGGTTTATTTATAAATAATCTTACACTTCCCTGTGTTCTCGTAATAATATCAAATTTTATTCTTAATTTACCTGTTGGTAGAGAAATAGCTTGAGTTATACTATCATTTCCTGTTCCATCACTTAAAGTTACACTGTCTCCGAAACTCCAACATCCACCTAAATTCCATCTATCATTAGGGTCTACTTGTTTTACTGATACGTTGTCTATTGATAAAGTCGTGTTGTTGCTTGATGAATATAATCTAATTAAAGTTGCATTAGCTACTATATATTCTGTATAAGTACCATTAGCGTTTCTTGATGTTCCAAATTGACTACCAAGTCTTATTTGTGCAGCACCTGAAGAATAATTAGAAATAGTAAATTTTACCAAATATGTTTTGCCTGAAACAACAGATGCTGAATTGGAAACACTTGTGCCATAATTAGCAGCATTGTCAAAGTTTAATTTTCCATTTAATATTTCAGCATTACCACCGCTTATAGTCCAAGCACTATTATCATCATAATTTCCGTTAGTTACTAACTCGCTTCCTAATTCACTAAAGTTTCCGTTTTGTACTAACTCACTTGAGAAATATCCTACTTCTTCTATTAAGCCTTCTCGGTTGATTCTTGTTGCGCCTGTTGATCTATCGAATTGGAAATCGCCTTTACCATTATTAGGTAAAACTGAATGTAGCTTAGAATCGCTTACAGCACTTGGTATTTGTAATAAACTTGGTATCATAATATATAATTGTTTATATCGGATTCTACATTGTATTCTTCTACTAAACCTAAATAGCTTAATCTATTGTAATAATTCATATATAGTTCGTGGTTGTTGTAGCCTGTTAGTTTTGCTAATTTTAAGTCAGTAAGTGCTTCTTTAAATATCATAAGGCTTTTTACTTTTCCATACCAATCATCAGCTCCATCTCCTCTGTCAAAATTAAACCTATCTAAACCACTTGCAACAGCAGATGTCTGTGTTACACTTTGTGCTACACCATTAAGAAATACTTTATAATTAGATGCTTTATATTGTAATGCTATTTTTTGAAACTCGTTTGTTGTTACAGTAACATCTTTCACAAAATCAGTTCCTGATGCTGTTTTTAATTCTATTCTTATTTGTGTAGAATTTAGATATAATATTTTTACTGCTTCATTAGCAGTTCCATCTGAAATTGCTAATTGTCTTACACTTGATTCGACAGCAAGGGCTGCTATTTCTAAATATAGCACTCCCTCTGTAGAGTTTATTAAGTCGCTGTTTCCTGCATTGTTTGCTGCATCTGCACTACGAGTAACTGCACTTCCTGAAGTGTGTATTAGAGATGTTTCGTATGTTTGATTGTTTTCTAATTGCCCACCCCAAGCATAAGCAAAAGCATTTAAAGGTATACCTGCATCAAATTCTGCTCCATTTGCAAGTGTTAAAGCTATACCTCTTAAACCATTTGTATTTGTTGATATAGTTCTTTCATCTATTAATCTAAACCAACCATTTGGAAACTGTTGTACACTTAAATTGTGGTCTGATAATGATGTTACAAAACTTTTAGTTTCAAAGTCAAAAACACTATGGCCTGAATCATTATTTCTAATTCCTATATATCTATAATTTCCTTGCTTTACAAAAATACTAAAAACACTTACATAACCTGTTCCAAGACTTTGCCTAACATAGGTAAAACTTTGAGAAGTTTTTTCTATTTTATCTGCATTTTGTATTCCCTCAGGAGAATTAACCGCATTAGAAGTTACAGTTATACCTGCACCAATAAGCCATTGACTTAAATTAGTATTATTTAATATATCGTTTGTTCTGCTTGGCTCAAGCAAGATACTCGGCTCTCCGTTTGTGTAATCTATTCTTGGTATGTCTAATCTGTCTGTTGTTTTTAGATAGTCTTTTGGTTGGTCGCCTTTTACTAATTGTGCACCCCACATATAAATACCACTTGCAGGTATATCATCTATCCATATACCTGAAAATGAAGCGTGTCCGTTACTTTCAGATAATTGAAATCTTTGCCATTCTTGAGTAACAGATAATGTTTTTGTTGTTACAGTTAACATAGGGTCTTTAATGACTACGTTTACATTTCCTGTAACACTTTTTAAATATACAGAACGAGTAACAACCCCTGTTACAGCAACTTGTTTGTAAACACCTACAGTTCCATTACCTACAAGTTTATCAGCAGTAAGAGTGCCATTAGGTGCTAATACATCATTGTTAGTTACAGTAACTCCTGATTGTATTATCCAACCATTACCTGATGTTATTTCTTCGCTATAAGTCAATAAATTATAAGGCACATCTTCTATAAGATAATCTTCGTTTACTCTTGTTCCTGTTGAGTTTCTGTCAAAGTCAAAGTCGGCATCTTCTAAATGTTGTATTGTAATATCTTTGAATTCTACTTCTTGATTTGCACCTGTTACGCCTGAATTAAATTTTAACTCTTGTGTATTACTTGCCCCTGTTGTAATTGTTACATTAAAATATTTAAAAGTTGTACCACTATAATTTGGAACAATGGTACTTTGTGAACTACCATTAAAAAAAGCTACATAAACATTTGTTGCAGATATATTTCTGTAAAAACCACTAATTTGAAATCTTTGTTGATACCCTTTAGCTATAAGACCTTGATTTTGATAAGCTAATATTGCATATGTGTTAGCACCTGTTGAGCTTAAATTAACAACACCATTTGAGACAGTTTTTACTCCTGAATTAGGAGCGAATCCTGTGTACGAAAAATCTGTATTTAAATTGTCGCCTAATTTAAAAGCAGGTTTTATAGAATATAAGTAATCTTCAGCATAAGCTGTAGGTGTAGTTATTATGGATGCTTTTTGTAGTAAACTCATTGTATATTCTCTAATAGTTGATTAGTCATTTCGTTGTTTTCGTATATCTGCACTCTTCCTCCTAAGATCAGAAGTTAGATACTCTACTATATAATCATCTCCCCAACTATTGGTTGTTGTTGCGTTTCCCCAATAACCATAGCTGTACGCTATTCCCCAATTTATCGTATTTGCCATTTAAATACTGTTTTAATTTAATTATATTTTTTTCTTTCGGTTTGTATCTCACAATACCCATCCGTTAAATAATCCATCGCTATCAGGATAAACATCTCCACCCTGATTTTGATTATACTCAGGAAATAAATTACTGTTGTTGTTTATGTAATCTAAAAATCTCTGAGTGTAATACTCTGCTGTGTTTCTTGCTTTGTTGACTAAATAGTCTACTTCGCTTCTTGAAACTGTTTCTGAGTTCTCGCTTGTATGCTTAAACACTCCTCCGTTTTTTATTTGATAAGCTGCATAAGGTATATACTCTGCTTGTGCATACCAAATTAACATAGGCTGTACATATTTGTTTAGTAAGATTTGATAGTTTCCTGTAACACCTGATCCTGCTATGTCAGCTTGTAATTTATCGTATAGTTTAGTTCCTAAGTAGTTTCTTATTTCGATTTCCTGCGCTAATTTTATAAATTGAATATACTTGTCCGTGTCGGTATTTCCGTCAATGATACTATTCTTGACTAAATCTGTTCTCGATATGAATAATGCTGTTGCCATAATTATCTACTTATTCCTATTTTCTTTGCGTATGCTGCTGTATATCCACTATAAGGCATATCCTTTGGCTTCATAGCTACTTTCTTTGCGTTTTTAGGAGGTGTAAAACCTCTTCTCTTAGCCTCACTATCATATAGCTTTTTACCTAAACTCTTATTGCCGTCTTTTCTAAGATAAGTTCTACGAGACCAATAATGCTCACATCTTGCACCACCTTTATATAACCATATAGAGTAAGTGTCTGATCCACTCTTACCAAATCCTGCATTGACTGCTATTTGATCCATAGCTTTTATATCTTCTTTACGATACACCTTTTTAGCTCTTACCATTTTTTTACAAAACTCTCTTGAAGTTCTTTTAACTCTATTAGGACTATAATAGTATCTCACTAAGAATGTATATCCTAATAATTTACTTGCAGGTGTTTTTCCGTCTTGTTCGCTTTCTCTATATGGTGTAGCCTTTCCTACTCTTGCTAATTTAACTTCGTCATTAGTTTGTTCTATCAACTCATCCATTTCATCGTCAAACTCATAATCAACTTCTGATTCATCTACTAAATCAAAATCTTTAAGTAGTTCTTCCTCATCTTCTCCTAAGTCTATAAGGTCTTGTGCTATAGAATCCCTAAAGTCATCTTCTTTGCTTAACTTAACTCCTGTTTCTTCTTCTTTAGTTTCTTCATCTTCGATATTCTCCATATCTACAAATTCAAGTGGCTGAAGCGTTTTAAAGTATAAATTAAGAGCAATATCGTTGTAAGCAAGTATTTGGTCAAAGGCATCTATTAAAAGCCCTTGAAAGCTCTTAATTACGAGATTGTCAAATAGTATAGATGCTGTCTTTAACTCATCAGCGTTGTTTCCAAGACCCTGTATCATCCTTTATACCAAATAACATAGGACTTACAATTCTGTGTGCTACCATAATCTTTTTAGAACTTTCGTTGCTTAGAAACTCGTATTGTTGGTGTGCATCACTTAACTGCACAGGCTCTATACTTGCAGCAGTTTCAGGATTGTCGTTAAATGCTAAAATAAATTTACCTGCATTACTTGAGCCACTAAACTTTTCGTAGATTCTTCTTTCTATCATTTCCCTTTGCTCAGGATCAGGAGTTCCATTGTTGAAGTTAATTAACATACTTGGTGCAAGTCCGTTTAGTATGTTGTTTAAATGGAAGTTAGATATCTCCTCCTCTAATTCTGCGTATTGTGTTCCCCCTTGATAATCTACAGGACTATAATACTTAAAACCTGCTCTATAAGGCTTTATGTACATTATCTCTAATCCCTCTTTAGAAGTTCCAAATGCAGGTATTCTTTTTAATTCGTTTCCTCGCTTGTACTTTGACCAATCACTAAAATAATAGTAACCCTCTATTTTTCCTTTTTCGTTGCACTTCTCAGCTCTCAAGGTCTCGATTGGCATATGTTCTAACTGTACAATCTTACTTCTGTCTTTTGAGTAAATAACCTGCACAGCACATTGACCCATAAGTTTTAGATCATAGCATAGCTTTCTTACACAGTCATTATTAAACAACGACTTCATTTGTGCGTACTCATTAGGCTTTTTATTTGAATTGGTAGCATCTAACCCTTTTCCGTAGATCATCTCGCTAACACCATTTATAATAGCGTTATTGGTAGGACTACCATTGTATCTGTCTATAAGATATTGGAAGTAGTTGTTATCTTCTCCGTATTCTATAAAGTCTTTGCCTCTTACTTCTTTAACTTGTGGAGAAGTATAGGTGCTTAAATTTACAATACTTAAATCTGATTTATTTTTCATATTACAATATAATCATTATCGTAGACATCGTTGCCTGTTGGGACTGTGTATTCGTTGTTATTTACAGAATAAGAAGATACTGCTTGATCAGTACAGAAAACTTTGTCTTTGTATATTACATTACCACCCTCTTTAATAGTAAGGTCATAAAATCTACCCTCTACAAGTACAGGACTTAATGCTTGTGATAACACTAAATAATTTTTATCTGTTGTTGTGCTTACTGAATATGTTGTTGAGGTGTTTGTTGAATCGTCTCTTAGTATCATACTTACAGAACTTGCATAACTTCTTGGTATAACTTTTAAAGTTTGTGCTGATGCAGATGTTGTTAAGTGTATCATACTTATATAACGTAATAACTTTAGATTTTGTGTATAAAAAAAGAGGAGTTAAAACTCCCCTTTCTTATTAAATTAAACTAAAAATTAATGAAAACTCCTATAAATATAAGAAATTAATTTTAGTTAGGTGTTATTTGAGTTGCACTTGCATCTCCTGTTACTACAGTTCCTGTAATAAAGTAAGGTGGTGCAGTCTCTTGTGCTACCATAGTTAAAGTAAAACCACTAAGGTCTCCCATAGCAGCTCCACTTACAATCGATCCACCTGTTACCTCAGCTCCGTGTTCTAAGCCAATGACAAAGTAATTGCCATTATAGTCCTCTACAAAAACGTGAGGTCTTGCGTGTGCAATTAATTTAAGTTCTTCTTGTGTAGCTTTTTCAAGAAACGTAAGTGTTAAGTTTAATGTGGTTTCATAGAAAGTAGTACCATTTTCTCTTGAGCTATTGATTGCAGTTTCTAAAGATGAGTTACCCTTTATATCAAACTGAAATAAAGCAGGACTACCTGCTAAAGCAGTAACTTCTCCTCCTACAATCGTAGCAACACCAAGAGTTCCGTAGTCAGCAAAGTAAACAGTTTTTAAACCACCTACCCCTGATTTACAAGGTAACTTTCTTCCTGTTGTTAGTGTACAAGCCATAATTATTATTTATTAAAAAAGGGTAGGCAGAATACTACCCACCCTTTTATATGTTAATTAATTTAATTTATTAGTCGTAAAGAACTACGTCAGCACCTACACCGATTTGGCAACCTGCTGTATATCTCATTACTACTCTTACGTTCTGTGATCCATCGATATCAGACATATCAATAACTTTTACTTCGTTTCTGTCGTTTAATAGACCTGTTCCGAAAAATAAGTTAGAGCTTCTTGCTGCGATAGCTTGGTTATCTCCAAAACCTGAAGATGGATAAATTTTAACACCATCAAAGAATAAGTTATCTAATGATTGGTTGTTACCTTTATTATCGTAACCTGCTGCTCCTAAACCTGATGCACCAAAACCACCCAAAGCTCTAATGTAAGCTCTGTACATATTTTGTGATACATAGATAATAAGATCATCAGCTCCGTAAACTCCTGATGGAATTGCATCAACGATTTTACCTAATTCTGCGACCACGTTAGCTGAAGTTACTGTTCCTGCTGTTACAGAGACGACTCCTGAGCCTCCTGCATTTGCAAGTGTGATGAAGCCATCAAAGTTACCCTCTCCTGATGCACCACTCCAAATAGAAGTTTCAGTTGCACTTGCAACCTCAGCAGCTACTCTTGCGATAACGAAATCAGAGAATAGAGGAGGTAAGTTGTCAAACGCAGAGAATCCCATTTGTGCAGCTTCCCAATCAGCGTGTAATTCTTTCTTACAGATTTGTAAGTTTACCTGTAACTCAGCAGGTGTTAATACTTTTTCAGTAAGTGTAAGACCTGAAGTTGATGAATCAAAATCACAGTCAGCACTTCTTACTAAGTTTGAAAATGCTCCTACTTTCATAGCAGCTTTGTACTTGATGTTTGGTAGTATAGTTATCGCAGCATCATCTAAGGTCTTTGCTGTTAATAAAGATGCAGCAATATACTTACCTGCAAATTCTCCTGCATAACTACTACTTGTAATTGTTGGATTTGGCATTTTATTTAATTTTAATTATTGGTTAATCTTTTCATTACTCTATCTAAAGCAGTCTCTTTTCTATTGTTTCCGAATCTTACTTTAAATTTCTCTTGTGCTTCAGGATTGTGAGCAATTGGCTCAACAGCAGGAGTTTTGCTAAGTTCTTCCTTAACTTCCTCTGCCATTTCTTCTTTATGATCCTTAAGCTCTTTAATCATACCTTTGATTTCCTCAACGGCAGAGTTAAATTCTTCTTTTGAAACATATTGCATTTCTTCTTTCTCTTCTTCTTCCTGCTCTACTTCTTCTTCTTGTGCAGCTTTGATCTCTGCAATAACTCCTTCTTCTTCTACAACTAACATTCTTCCATCTTCCATTAGGTATTCACCTTGTGGTACGGCTACCTTGTCATCTTCTGTAAGAATAAAGATTTCGTTTCCTGATTCAAAAGCATCTGCTTCTAATACTGTTCCGTTTTCGAGTTTAAGCTGTGCTAACTCTAATGCTTCCTTTGGAGATTCTTCTTTTACTTCTTCTCCTAAGTAAGTCTTGATTTTGTTTAAGATTTCTGTTGATTTCATATTATTATAACGTGTTAAAATTTATATTTGCATTTTTATATTATAAGGGTGAAATGTTTTTTAATGCAGCCAAATCACCATCCATACCATTTATATTTTCCCAATAAGCATCTGCTAATCCTTTAAAATCATAATAAGCAGTTGATCTTAATTTTTTAAGTTCAGCATAACCCTCGATACTTTCAGGTTTTACACCTAATTCTTTTACTGCACTTTCTACTTTAGCTAAAACTTCATCGGTATCATCTAATAGTGTATAACCCTCTTGTTGTATTTTTTCTGCTTGTACTAAAATAGTTTTAGCAACAGAAATGTTTTTTTGTATTTCTTTGCCAACTGCTTCTATCTTTTGTATATGTGTTTGTCCTTTTTTCATTAAAGGCTCCATCTTACCTGCAATTTTTTTCATATCTCCTGCAGCAGATAACTCTACTCTTTCTGTAGATAATTCTTGTTTACTTATTTGGACTATCTTAGCCATTGCTTTTTTACTCATAACTTATATTTTACCGATTCCTTGATTTATTATATTACCCTTACAGCACTTTACTGAATAGGTTTCATCTTTACATAAACAACCTCTACGTCCTCCTTTAGGACTTGTCTTGCTTGGTGTTTCAAATTTTTTCATCTACCCTGACCTTTATATTTTTTTTTATATCCTGTTTGTCCTACACTCGCATTTTTGCTATGAGGGTGTGATTTACGTTTACTCTTTTTATATATAGTAACGAGTTTTCTTGCCATTACTTAATAGGTACACAATTAGGAACTAATCTTCCGTTTTTCATTTTCATTCCGTATTGCTCGTATCCTGCTTGACAAGGTGCTTTTAGATTATGCTCCTCACAAGGCATAAACCAAGTCTTACCCTCAAACTCGTGTTCGTGATATTTATCACAACCAATATCTTCTGCTGCTTTAATTGCTAACTCTTTTGTAGAGTATGCCAACCTATCATCTATTATAGCAAGATCATCACTAACAATCACACTTGCTAATTCTATCTCGCCTAATTCTTTTAGTTTAGATTCTGACCATCTTAACCCTGCTTTACCACCCCAAAGTAAATATGAGATAGTACCACAAGCCTTAGAATCGCCTTCATCGTAGTATTCTTCTGCTCTGCTTAAGAAAGAGTACATTCTTTTAATTGTTTCTTTGGAGATAGGTTTTCCTTGTGCAAGTTGTTTAGCTCTTATCTTGCCTACTTGTGTAGCACATTTGTTATTTACTTTTTTGTTTAGTTCTATGCCTCTCTTAGCGTTGTTTTTTACTCCTTCAGGATAATCGCTATATGCTTCGAGTTCTCGCCTCTTACCACCCTTTAAACGCTTGTCCTCTCTCACTATTGATTTAATGTAAGATAGCATTTCCTCTGCTTCTTCTTCCTCAAAGTCATTTACAGGTTCTTTAGGTCTTTCCATCTTGTCAGCAAAGTAACCCTCTATTGAGAAACCTTTGACCTTGCCTGTTTTGACAAAGTTATTCCATATGTCATCGTTGTTTACTTTGACTGCACCCATCCAAGTACCTACAGGTACATTCAATCCATACTTACGAGATTTGTCGTGTACATCATCTTCTACTAACCAAGATTCTACTAATGTTAATCCGTTGATCGTGTGTTGGTGTTCTAAAGTAGCTTTAGATTGGTTACCATTCATCAAGTATAACTGTGATGCTTTAGCTACTGTATCTCTTGAGAAATATATATAATATTCTTCTTCTCCTTTTTTACGATAGATAGGTTTGTTAGGAATAAGTAATGCACCCATTAAAATACGTTTTTCTTTGTCAACCTCAGCAAGTTTTATTTCTTCGCTTTTAAGTGCAATAAAGTCTTCTTCTATTGCAGGATTCTCTACTACTGATATAGCTTCTATTCCTGTAAGCTCATCATCTCCTAAAATAAGTTCAACGATTCTCATATATGTATAACGTATTTATTTATTATTTTGTTTATCCTATACTTGCTCCCTCTACAATATTTCTGTCTAACTCTTGTGCTGTGCTTACATCATTAGAGACTACAAAGGCTCTGAGTGGTTGTTGGGATTGTCCTGCTATAACA